GGGTTGTATATATACGGCGAAAACGCGGAAAAAGTTTTTGGGGACAGGTCGACATATATGTCAACGCGCGCGAAAAAGTGGCTGAAACAGGCTGAAAACGGCCTTCTGAGGGCATTTGAGGAAGGTGTTAAGGGTGACTTCGAAAAAATGGCAAGAAACGATAAAAAACGCATGCCTTGCTGCGGGCACCTATCGGCCGTACTTTGACAGCGTTATAAGCATCCTGGCGGACATCCTGGTCAAGCGCGACCAGGTGAACAAGCAGTACAAGCGGGAAGGCTCGGAGCCTGTCGTAGAGCATACGAATACCAGCGGCAGCGTGAACTATGTCAAGAATCCGCTGCTGACCTTATATAACGAGCTGAACACACAAGCCCTGGCATACTGGCGAGACCTCGGACTGACTCCGGCAGGCCTTAAAAAGATTGACGAGAAGGCTATGAAAAGCCAGAAGAAGACCGGGCTCTCGGATCTTCTGAAGGCATTCGAATGACGAGTAAGTTCAAGAACATAGCACTCAAATACGCCAGGGATATCGACAGCGGCAAGAAGATCGCCTGCGTGGAGATCAAGGCGGCGGCGCGGAGGTTCCTTGATGACATCAAACGCAAGGACCTTGAGCTGCACACCAAGGAGCCGGACTTCGTCATCAATGTGATTCAGAACTTCATCCGGCACAACACCGGAGAAGATCTCAAAGGCCGGAGCCTTGTAGGAAAGCCTCTGATCCTGGAACCGTGGCAGATCTTCATCGTCTACAACGTAGTCGGATTTTACTGGAAAGGCACCAAGGAGCGGAGGTTCAAAGAGGCCTTCGACATGATGGCCAGGAAGACCGGGAAGACGCTGTTTATGGCAGGCCTCGCGTTCGCTCTGGGACTTCTCGAAAGAGCAAGCAACTCGAGGATCTATATCGTCGGCGGCACGGCCAAGCAGGCCCGGCAGGCATTCGACGATATCACTTTCTCGATCTACCAGAATAACATCCAGGAAGAGTTCAAGATCCTGGACAGCTACGTCGAACGCAGTATTGAATGGGGAACCAGGGACGAGAACGGTCAGCTCATAGAAGGCCTCCGGATAGAAGCCCTGGCAAGCAACCCGAAGGGACATGACTCCTTCGTCTGCAATATAGCGATCGCTGATGAGATGCACGTCATCAGCGCCTCCGAGTACAACAGATTCAAGGAGGCGATGAAGCCGTACACGAACAAGCTCCTGATCGGCATCACTACGGCCGGAGATAATCCAAATACCTTCTGCTATCGCCGGATGGAGTACGCCATCAAGGTCGTGACCGGGCAGATCAAGGATGATTCGCTGTTTGTGTTCATAGCCAGAGCTGATGCAGACGAAAACGGCGATGTGGACTATCTGGATCCGGTAAACCATGAGAAGGCGAATCCGAACTACGGAGTCACGATCAGGCCTTCTGACATGATGACCGAAGCTCTCCAGGCGCAGAATGATCCACAGCAGCGCAAGGACTTTTTAAGCAGGTCTTTGAATATTTATACATCGGCGACGAAAGCATACTTTGACCTGGACGAGTTCCAGAAGAGCGACTGCAGCTACGACTGGACGCTCGAGGATCTCGCCAAGCTCAAGATCAACTGGTACGGCGGCGCAGATCTCTCCAAGCTGCACGACCTCACGGCCGCAGCGCTGTATGGAAACTACCAGGGCGTAGACATAGTCATCACGCATGCGTTCTTCCCGATAGCAGCAGCCTACAGGAAAGCTGACGAGGACAACATCCCCCTGTTCGGCTGGGCAGACGACGGATGGCTCACGATGAGCAACTCGCCGACTGTTAATCACGCAGATATAGTCAACTGGTTCAAGGAAATGAAGGCCAAGGGCTTCCAGATCCGGCAGGTGGCTTTTGATAAAAAGTTCGGGCGCGAGTTCTACTCACTCATGAAAGCAGCGAGCTTCAATGTGGTAGACGCTCCGCAGTATTATTGGGCAAAGTCGGAAGGCTTCCGGCATATAGAGAAGGCTGCCAAAGATGGCAAGCTCTACTACATGCACTCGGATGCTTACGAGTATTGCATAGCCAACGTCCACGCTATTGAAAAAACGGACGATATGATTCAGTACGAAAAAGTCAGGCCGACTCAGAGGATAGATCTATTCGATGCGTCGGTTTTTGCTTGCAGGTGTTACCTGGAAAACATGGAGAAACAGAAAAAGACAGAGAACTGGTGGAAGTAAAGCATGGGACTTTTTGATTATTTTAAGCGCAGGCAGGCTCCGCCTCGGCAGGTGCGCAGCAGCATCAGATTCATCGATGGTTCAGAGTTCAGCTGGGGAGACATCTGTATATCCGGCGGATATATGACGCTGGCCGAGTGCCCAGAAGTCGTAACAGGCTGCAGCGAGATCGCCAGGCTGATCGCCAGCATGACGATCTACCTGATGAGCAATACAGACAGGGGAGACGTGCGCATCAAGAACGAACTCTCCCGAAAGGTCGACATCAATCCGAACAAGTGGATGACTCGCACCACGTTCATGACGGGAGTAGTAATGAACATGCTTCTGTATGGCAGGGGCAACGCCATCGTGGTGCCGCATACATCAAAGGGCTTCCTCGGCAACTTGGAACCGATTGCGATGGACCGCGTGACGTTTGAGGCGAAAGATACAGACGGATATAAAGTCATCATAGATCAGAAAGCCTACAATCCGGAAAGCCTTCTGCATTTTGTTTACAATCCGGATCCGAGATACCTCTGGAAAGGTCAGGGCTATACAGTCCCGCTGCGACGTGTAGTTGATAGTCTCGGGCAGGCAGATGCTACAAAACAAAGCTTCATGAAGAGCAAGTGGAAGCCGTCTCTGGTAGTCCGAGTAGACGGCATCGCAGATCAGTTTTCCAGCAAGGAGGGTAGAGAGAAGCTGATCGACGAATACATCACCACAAACCGCGTCGGAGAGCCCTGGGTAGTCCCGGCGGACGCCATTAGCATAGATCAGATCAAGCCTTTGACGCTCCAGGACCTTGCCATAGACTCCACAGTCCAGCTGGACAAGAAAACAGTGGCTGCCATCCTCGGCGTGCCTCCGTACCTCCTGGGCATCGGAGATTTTCACCAGGAAGAGTGGAACGCATTCATAAACAATACAGTTCGTCCTATATGCCGCGAGATAGAGCAGGAAATGACCAGGAAACTGATCATCAGCGAGAAATGGTATCTCATGTTCAATATCGCGAGCCTTTACAGCTACGACCTGCAGACGACAGCGGACGTCTACCAGGGGCTCATGGAACACGGCATAGTGACAGGTAATGAAGTCCGCGAGAAGATAGGCATGGAACCGAAGGACGGCCTTGACGAGCTGCGGATCCTCGAGAACTATATTCCGGTAGCAAAGACCGGAGAGCAGAAAAAGCTCAATTAAGGAGGAAAAATGGGAGATAGCATTCAGCTTGCAGGCGCTTCCCGCTTCAGTAGGGAGATGACTGCAGAGTTCAAGACCAGATCCGAGGGCGACGACCTCTACATAGAGGGATACTTCTCGGTATTCGACTCATCGTATCAGCTTTGGGACGATATAGTCGAGCACGTAAGAAAAGGAGCCTTCGAGGAAACACTCCAGAAGGATGACATAAGAGCACTTATAAACCACGACACCACACTGGTGCTCGGCAGGAATACTGCCGGAACACTGTATCTCGAAGAGCGTGATCATGGCTTGTTTGGCCGCGTGCTGATCAATCCGAAAGACCAGGACGCCATGAACGCCTATGCTCGCGTGGAGCGCGGTGACGTCACTCAGTGCAGCTTCGGGTTCGACGTGCTCGCCGATGAGACCGAGAAAGTCGGCGATGTTCTTCATGTCTATCTGACCAGAGTGAAACTGTACGAGGTTTCTATATGTACCTTCCCGGCTTACGAAGATACAGGCGTCTCGGCCAGGAATGCGGCGACGCTCGAAGCAAGACGCAAAGAGATAGCATGCCGCGAGTTCGAAGCTTGGAGGGATTGCCAGCTTATAAAGCTGGGGAAAGGATGACAATATGGCACTTAAAGCTCTCTTGCTCAAAAAAGAGCTTGACGGAAAGCGCAGCGCACTTGCAAAGCTCGAGGAGCGCACTGCCGAGTTCGAGACCAGAACGGCTGATCTGAAGAAAGCCATCGAAGAGATGAGCGACGAATCGACCAACGAAGAGCGCGACGCAGTCGCCGAAGCCGTTGAAAAGCTCGACACCGACAAGGCTGAGCACGACGACAAGGTAAGCCAGCTCCGCCAGGAGATCGAGAACCTTGAAAAGGAACTCGAAGAGGAGGAGAAGGCTCAGGAAGTCCCGGCAGATAACAGGCCGGAGGAAAGGAACAGAACGATGGGAAACATCATCACCAGGGACAGCAAAGAGTACATTGCAGCTTATGCAGAGTACGTCAAGGGTAACAAAAAGGCCGACGAAGTGAGAGCTCTTCTCACCGAGAATGCCAGCGGCACAGTACCTGTCCCGACATTCGTCGAAAACATCATCAAGACAGCGTGGGAGAAGGACGGAATCACCAGCCTCATCAAGAAGTCTTACCTGCGCGGCAATCTGGAACTCGGATTCGAGATCTCCGGCACAGATGCAATCGTACATAACGAGGGACAGGAAGATGTCACTGAAGAGACTCTCGTCCTCGGCATCGTCAAGCTCGAACCGAAGTATATCATGAAGGCCGTCCAGGTCAGCAAGGAAGCTCTGAGCATGGGTCCGGAAGCATTCCTGGAGTACATCTACAGCGAGCTCTCCTACAGACAGATCAAGAAGACTGCAGATCTTCTCGTCGCAAAGGTTGAGGCTGCCGGAACAGTCAGCACAACCTCCGCAGTAGGCGTTCCTGCCATCACAGCCGCAAGCATCGGCGTAGGCACCATCGCAGAAGCTCTCGGAGAGCTCTCTGCAGAAGCCAGCGATCCTGTGATCATCATGAACAGGAAGACCTGGAGCCTCTTCAAGAAAGCACAGTACGCAGGCAGCTTCAGCGTAGATCCGTTCGAAGGTCTGCCTGTTAAGTTCAACAACTCCATCAAGGCCTTCAGCGCAGCTTCGACCGGAGATACCTACGTCATGGTAGGCGATCTCGGATACGGCGCGAGAGCAAACTTCCCGAACGGTGAGGCCCTCGAGTTCGAACTCGACAAGATCACCTACAAGAAGAAAGGTCTCGTAGAAGTCATGGCATCCCGCCTGGGAGCCGTAGGACTCGTCGCGCCGAACGCCTTCGTAAAGGTCAAGAAGTAGTAGTCATCAGCTAAAGGGGGAAAGCTATGAATACATTGATCGCGGTCCCGTGTATGGACCAGGTTCCGGCGCAGTTCGCGCAGTGCCTCTCGATGCTCGAGAAGGTCGACGCTTGCGCCGTATCGTTTAATGTTGGCTCGCTGATCTATACCAGTAGGAATGATTTAGCGATCCGCGCCATCAAGATGGGAGCCGATTATGTATTCTGGCTCGACTCTGACATGGTGTTCAGTCCGGATATACTCCAGAAAATGTTCGAGATAAAGGACAAGGGCGACATTATAAGCGGCCTGTATTACCGCAGAGTGCCGCCCTTCTCTCCTGTGCTCTTCAAGACATTGGAGATCGATGAAAAAGGCATCTGCACCTGGGATGACTTTGAGGAAGTCCCGGATGGCGTATTTGAAGTTGCCGGATGCGGCTTCGGCTGTGTGCTGATGCCGACAGACTTGTTTATAGATATTCAGTCGCGCTTCGGGAGGATGTTCGATCCGATCGGCGGCGTCGGCGAGGATCTTAGCTTCTGCTGGCGAGCTCGCCAGCTTGGCTTCAAGATCGTATGCGATTCAAGTCTCCAGCTCGGGCACGTTGGACATCATGTCGTAACTCGCGATTATTATGAGGCATACAAGAAGCAGAAATGACGACACATGAAGTAAAAGAGATATTTCTGCAGGATATAGGCGAACCTTTTGCAGCCGAGGGCAGGCTTCACTTCTTAGAGTCCGCCCTTGCTGGTGCCAGGGAAGCTATCACTCAGGCAGGAATCGTACTGACAACTGAATCAGATCCGGATGGGATCTCTGTACTGGATGCGAATCTGATTCGGATGTATGCTGCATGGCTCGTCCGCGGCAGGGCATCAAAAGAGCCTATGCCTCCACAGCTGAGACAGGCGCTGCATAGCAGGCTGTTCTCACAGAAGATGGGAGGCCAGTAATGAGACTCGACAGCGGGATCCTGTATCTGAAAAGGCTCTCAAACAGCGCGGAGGCCGGACTCATGCCGGTAATGACGGAGACGCAGATTGGCGTGTACTGCTACGCAGAACGCGTCGTCGGCTTCTCCAGATTCTACGAAGCGAAACAGGCGGACGAACAGGTCGACATGATAGTCAGGATTCCTAGGGTCTACACCGCGAAGACAGGAGACCGCGTGCGGCTCTCTCCTTATGCGTGTGCAGCTCCGAAGAATCCTTACATAGTCGTCCAGGCGCAGAACGTGACCGACGAAGAGACTAATCTCCCCGCAACAGATCTCTCGCTTAGAGCGATGAGCGAAGCGGACAGGGAGGCGTAGAGAATGACTCAAATTAAACTGAAAGCGTTCGGTATAGGTCTCGGCGTCGTCGTCAGCAAATGCTACCACTACAGAGCTCCGGAGAACGTCTCCGGACCTTATGCCGTGTGGATGGAGCTTGGCGGCGTTTATGTCGCCGGAAGTAATCTGCACGCCGAGAGCGGCAAACAGATCACCGTGGACTACTTCACGAAAACGGAGTTCGACCCTGTGATCGACAGCATTGAAGGCTACTTTGCCGGGATGAGCTGGCGTCTGGAGTCGGTGCAGTTCGAAGAAGAGACAGGCTACATCCATTATGAGTGGAGGATAGAGTATGCCTAAACTCACGATTGACGGAATGAACGATCTCGGGCGGATGCTGGATGCTGATCTCGCAGATACTGAAGCGATGATAAAAATGGCCGTCTATGACGGAGCTCATGAAGTCTTCGAAGAAGTAAAACACAGAGTGCAGCAGCTTCCGACAAACGATACCGACAGCAAGCATCGGGACATAACCGAGAAACAGAAAAAGGGCCTTATATCCGGCCTGTATGGCTCCAGGATAATGAACGAGCGCGGAGAAATCTACGCAGTCATAGGCTTTACTGGATACAATGACGTCAAGACTGAGAAGCATCCAAAAGGCCAGCCGAACGTACTGGTCGCCAGGAGTATCGAATCTGGGGCGAGCTTTATGAACAAGCGGCCTTTTATAACACAAGCAAAGAATGCTGCACGGCCAAAAGCCTTGGCAGCAGTCCAGAAGACATTCGATGCCGAAATGGCAAAGAAGGAAAGGTAAAACAATGGCAAGAATCGGACTTTCGAAACCGTATGCAGCACTCTATGCCGTCTCCGGCAGTACCGTTTCGTACACCAGCGGAAAGCTCGTCGGGAAGGCTACTTCTCTGGAGATCTCCCTGGAGGACGGCGACGACAACGTGCTCTACGCAGACAACGCTCCGGCTGAAAGTGCCACCGAGTTCTCCGGAGGCAGTCTGGCCATAGGCACAGACGACCTCTACGCGAACGTGATGAAGGACTTCCTCGGAATGCCGGAGGAAGCGATCGCCACGACTGGATTCACCAACTTCACGACCGCCTCTCCGAAGTGGTACAAGAACAATGATGACCAGTCTGTGCCCTATCTGGGCTTCGGCGCTATCGCCAAGAAGATCGTCGGCGGCGCTACCAAGTACGTAGCGATCCTCTTCAACAAGATCAAGCTGAGCAATCTGACACAGAGCCTCGAGACTCAGGGAGAGACCATCTCCTGGCAGACAGAGACTCTCAACGCCAAGATACTGCGCAGCGATGCAGACAAGCACGACTGGCGCTGGATTTCCAGTGACATGGACAGCGAGTCTGATGCAGAGCAAATCCTTAAGGCCGCGCTTGGCATCTCTTAGCAGCTAAAACTCCCCGGGATAATCTCCCGGGGCTGTTCTTATAGGGGGAAATAAACATGGATTTTAAGACTATCAAACTGGGCGGGAAGGAGTATCCGATAATCTTCTCCGCTTGGGTCATAGACCAGATACAGGAAAAATCGGACGATGTAGAAGCAGAGCTCAACAGGATTCTGGACAGCAGCAAGGTCAAAGACATGATATGGCTGCTAAGTCTGTTCCTTCGCGGCGGATACGAAGGCGCGAAGGTCCTCGGGCGTGAAACGCCGGAGCCGCCTACATTCGAGCAGCTGATGTTCCTGACGTCCGTCACGGACTTCGCGTCCATCGGCAAAGCCATCAGGGAAGCTGTGGGAACAGGCGAACCTGATGTAAAACTTGAAGACGAAAAAAACTTGAAGGCCACGACGCCGGAGGCGTAACGGCTTCGTGGTTCATATACATGGGGCTGTCTGTGGGGCTTAGCTACAGAGAGGCGCTGTACCTTCCGGTCGGAAGGGTGCTCTCCCTGGTGAATATAAGTCTCATCAGCTCTGGAAAAGCAAAACGCGCCAAGACACCAGCCGAAGAAGAGAAAGATTTTTGGAAGGCACTAGAGCGCAAGTGATATGGCAGATATAACACTGAAGTTCGGAGTCCAGGGAGACTCTACACTCAAAAGCGCAATCAGCGCGGTCAACTCTCAGATCAAGAGCCTCGATGCAGATATGAAGCTCGCGGTCTCCGAGATGGCCAATATGGACAGCGCGGAGGAAAAGGCCGCCAAGAAGAATGAGATTCTCGGCAAGCAGTACGAGGCAAACAAGCAGAAGCTGGAGCTTCTAAGCAAGCAATATTCTGAAAGCGAGACGAAGCTCGAGGACCTCGGCAGGCAGCTCGAAGAAGCCAAGAAAAAGAGCGGAGAGAACAGCGCGGAGGTCGCCAAGCTGCAGGATGCTTATAACAAGCAGGCCAAGGCCACGTCAGATCTGAATACAGAGATGACGAAGACCAAGACTAAAATGCAGGACGCCAAGAACAGCATGGACGGTCTTGAAAAAGAGACCAAGGAAGCTAAGAGTGCGATGGACTCAGCAAAGGACAGCGTCTCCAGCTTCGGAGACATGCTCAAAGCAAAGGTCACAGGAGAAGCTATCATCAGCGGCATTAAGAAGCTGGCGGAAGGCCTGAAGGACCTGGCATTCGGTGCGGCATTCACCGCCGATGAGCTTCTGACCATGTCGACCGTCACCGGGATTTCCACCGACGCCCTTCAGGAATACAAGTACATGGCCGAGCTCGTGGACGTCTCCCTGGACACTATAACCGGAAGCCTCAAGAAGCTGACCTCGAACATGAGCACGGCATCAAAGGGCTCCGGCGCAGCTTACGAAGCATTCGGTAAGCTGGGCGTACAGTTCCAAAACACTGACGGAACGCTTAGAAACAGCCAGGAAGTCTTCAACGAGGCCCTGGAAGCTCTCGGTAAGATAGAGAACGAAACGGAGCGCGACGCCCTTGCGATGCAGCTCTTCGGAAAGTCCGCGCAGGATCTCAATCCGATGATAACAGCCGGATCTGAGACACTGAATGCTTATGCGCAGCAGGCTCACGATACGGGCTACGTTATGAGTGAGGAGGTGCTCCAGTCCAACGTAGCAGTCTCCGACAGTTATGAGGTCATGCAGAATAGCATCACGGCGCTGAAGAACACCATCGGAACGGAGTTCGCTCCGGTTCTCCAGCAGATCATCGACGGCTTCACAAGCCTGCTGCAGTGGATAACCGATAACAAGGATATGATCGAAGACTATGCGATCCCTGCAGTCGTAGGGCTAACCACAGCCTTCGTGACATACAAGGCCGCTATGGTAGCCATGTCCATTATCAACACCGTCAGAAAGGCAACAGAGAGCATGACACTCGCACAGGCGGCGCTCAATGCGATCATGGCTGCCAATCCGATCGTGCTGGTAGTCACAGCGATCGCTGCACTGGTCGCGGCTCTCATAACAGCGTACAAGACATCTGATGAGTTCCGCGCAAAGGTCGACGCTGCCTTCCAGAAGATAAAGGACGCCATAGGCACAGCTATCGAATGGATAAAAGACAAAGTAGAGTGGCTTAAAAATCTCCCGCAGCAGGCTCTGACGTGGGGCCGTGATATGCTGGACAACTTTGTCCAGGGTATAAAGGACAAAATCGCAAAACTGGGCGATGCGCTTAAAGGCGCAGCACAGAAGGTCAAGAACTTCCTCGGATTCTCTGAGCCGAAGGAAGGGCCTTTGTCGAACTTCCATACCTATGCTCCGGATATGATGGAACTGTACGCCGAAGGTATCACACAGAACGTGGGCCT